GCCAGCACGACCAGCGGCAATCTGCACCAACAAGTGATGCGAGATCGCCAACATGGCCCACGAGGACAACGCCCCCATGGGTTGGCCAACGGAATATCGGACAGGCTGAGACCCGAGATACCAAGAGCGCGCTACTAAAAGTAGTGCCCAGGATCGAGCCCACGAAAGCCCAAGGGCTTGGAGGACTTGAACCTGGAACGCAATAGGTAATCTATCCGTCGCAGCTGTTAAGTCATAGGAGAAAACCTTGGAGCCGGAAGCACGGACATACGCTAAGAGAGCATGGACTGGGGCCAACTGATCGAAGGTCCCATCCTGAGGAATGGTACGGAGGATGTCGAAGATCGCCGTATGGAGGGGGCCCAGTAAGCACTGGGTCCACCAATCGGTGATCGCGACAATCCGGACCTTACCTCTTGCCTCATAGAGTATGACGAGCTTTCCGAGCCTACCAGGGAACTTTCCACCCAGGACCAGTAACGGTACTACAGGCAGTGACACCATAATGGTGGCTAGGTTCCAAAGCACAAGGATCCAGGCACGCTGGGATGTTGCAATCACCAACCAATGGAACCACACAATCGGGTTCCGAAGGAAGGCAATGGCATCCAAACCAGCAGACCAAGTGGCCTTGTTGAAATTAGGACCCGCTGACTCTGATAGATGAGTCCAAAGGACTTGACCGAGTACGAGGGTCTTGGGAATCAGGCCAACAGCACGACTCACTTCCCAAAGGGATAGTGTAGCGGACACGCCCGTGAAGGCATCCTCGATAGAGGACAACTTCAGGACGGGGGCGCAGCCGATGACCCGATAGACCGAAAGCATGGACAGAGTAACCCGAATAACTCTCAGGGCATAAGCGGAATCGTCACCTCGTAAGAGGAGGAAGATCCGACGCAAAGGCCCAGGGAGAATTAGCGGAAGACCTGCCCGGCTCAGACCAACCCGCACAGAGGCTGTTGTCTCTTTGTAGCGCTCCCCGCCAACCCATAACACAATGATCCGAGAGCATAATGCTAGGTACTGGGTAAGCCAAAGGCTCCCATTCGTAGCATAGAGCTCAAGAATCCGTGTATGGATCGGGAGGAAACAAGTATTCCACAACTTACGAAGACCCATCAACCACACTGGAACCATCATGAAATTCACAAACTCACGTTTGAGAATCCAACGAGAATTCGCAGTGGTTTTACCTTGAGTCGAATTGTTTGACATAAGTTGAATAATTTTGACGTAGAGGTCCGACTGGACGATAGGGCCTGTTGTGAATCCTTGCTAAAGGGACCCACGAAGGTGACCTAGCTGATCATTACTGGTACAGCCAACCCGAAGGTCGTCGGTCAGGCGTAATGGACTTACCATCATAGCTTGGCCGCGTACATCCTCCACTAACTTAGGAGGGGGGGCACTAAGAAAGCCTTCCGCACTATG